CGAGGCCCGAAGTATCTGGAGTTCCCGTCGAGGGAGGTCGGCAAGCGCGCCGAGCAGATCATCGCGAAGTCGGTCGCCGCAGCGAAAGCGACCGGCTGATGGCGTTCCTCGACGACATCGGGACTTACCTGAACGGGGCCACGATCGCAGCGCAGGACCTCACCCTCGGGACCAACCTGTTCCTCGGTCGCCGACCCGACACGCCCGACACCCTCGTCGCCGTGTACGAGACCGGAGGCACCGCCCCCGAGCTGGTGTTCGGTGGCAACGCCGCACCACCCGTCGAGACCCGTGGCCTCCAGGTCATCGCCCGAGCCGCCGCCTACTCCACCGCCGAGGCTCTCTGCACCGACGTCTTCGTCGCCCTATGCCTGATCGACAACGAGACAATCAACTCCACCCGGTACCTGCTCGCTGATCCCGTCCAGTCACCGTTCGCTCTCGAACGCGACTCGCACGACCGGATGCTTCACGTCGTGAACTTCCTCGTGACCCGTGAGGTCTCCTGACCCATACGGGGACGACGTCGAGGCCAAGTGGCCCGCCGAGCTTCGCTGCTCGGACTGCGGGAAGCTGCTGGCGGAGTTGATCACGCCGCCGTTCCGGATCATGTGTCCGAGGTGCCGGAAAGTGAACCTGTCCGAGTAAACGCCCCACCCTGAGTTGACAAGTGTTGACAAGGTAAGGCATACTCAAGACATGGAAACGCAGCCCGCCACCATCACCCGCAAGTACGACTACGCCGCCCACCTGGCGGCCGTCATCGAGAAGCTCGACGCCCTCCAAGCACGGGCCGACAAGAAGGGCCTCAACGGGTCCCTCCACTACACCTGGGTCGAGGTCCCCGAGACCGACGACCAGGCCGCCGAGTGGATCCTGACCCTGACCACGACCGGCGACTTCGCCCTCGGCGACTACACCCCGGTCGCCGTCGTCGACTTCACCGCCATCGACACCGGCCTGGTCCTCACCATCGACGACACCGTCGAGATCGGCGACGACCTCGACCCGACCCGGTGCGACGCCTGCCACCGAGGCATCCGCCGCAACAAGATCGTCGTCGTCACCGACGGCACCGACCTCATCCACGTCGGCGCATCGTGCGCCCAGGACTTCCTCGGCCGGGACCCCGAGATGCTGACCTGGATCGGCGAAGCGATCGACGGCACCCCCGGCGAGCCGAAGGTGTACCCGACCCGCATGGTCGTCGCCGCCGCCATCGAGGCGTGCCGCATCGGCTACCGCAAGGCCAACGGCGACTCTGGCCTCCCGACCAAGCAGATCGTCCACGCCATCCTCACCGGTGCGATCGAGGGCAAGAGCTACGAACTCATCCGCAAGGAACTCGACGCCGCCCCCGCCGCCCGCCACACCGTCGACGAGGTCCTCGCCTGGATGCTCAACGACTCCGGCAACGGCGACTTCGGTGCGAACATGCGCCGCCTCGCCGAGTCCGACACCATCGGCGCTCGGGGCTTCGGGATCGCCGCCTACGCCCCGGCCGGTGCCGACGCATGGCGCGACAAGATGGCCGCCGCCGCCGCCAAGCGTGCCGCTGAGGAAGCCCGCAAGGCTGAAGCCTCCCCGGTCCCGGTGACCGACAAGCGCATCCGCATCGAGGGCATCATCACCACCGTCCGCAACGTCGAGTCGGACTGGGGCACCACCACGAAGATCCGGGTCGAGACCGACGAGGGTTGGGCTTGCTGGGGCACCCTCCCGGCCGGGTGCGAGGGTGGCTTCTTCCGCAACGGCGAGCCGACCGACGTGAGCTACGAAGACGCCGACGGCGAGCGTCAGTACATCTACTGGATGGACGAGGACGAGCGGGCCGCCAAAGGCATCACCGTCGAAGCCTCCGCCGATCGTGGCGACCGGATCGCCTTCGACGCCCGCATCGAAGTCAGCGCCGACGACGACACGTTCGGGTTCTTCACCCGCCCGACGAAGGGCGAGATCATCGCCCGAGCGGAGGTCGAGGTCTGCGCCTGACGCTCACCCCGATCCCAACGACCTAGCCCTCGCCTCTGGCGGGGGCTTCGTCGTTCCCATACACTCGCCGGTAGTGCGCTCAGTCGCCTCGTGCCCCGGTGGCCTCCCTGACGGGGGACACCCATGCTCAGGGAGACCAGATGCCGCTCTACACCGTCACCGGAGGCCCTAGCGGCGACGCCGGTATCGACATCGGCGAGAAGCGTTACGAGCCCGGCGACCAGGTCGAAGCCACGGCCAAGTCGGTCAAGTGGCTCGTCGACGACGGCTACCTCGCCCCGGCAGGCAAGACCGCAGCCGCACCGGCTGACGAAGAGGAGTAGCAGATGCCCACGTTCGTCCACGGCAAGTCGTCGAAGGTGTACCTTGACGAGTTCGAGATGTCGGGCTACCTCAACTCCACCGACGTCAGCTATGACCAGGACACCGCCGAGACCACCGTCTACGGCGCAACGTCCCGGGCCTACATCCCCTCGCAGGCTTCCGGCACGCTCTCATTCGGCGGGCTGTATGACGCCGTCACCGGCGCAGGCTCATCCGACAAGGAGTTCGAGGCGATCCTCGGATCGACCACGACCCCGCTCCTCACCGTCGCTATCGACAGCGGCACCATCGGCAACCGAGCGATCATCGCCCGAGCCAACGAGACGAGCTACACGATCAGCTCACCCGTCGCCGACGTCAACTCAGTCACCGCCGACTTCCAATGCGCAGCCGACCCGGCGAACAACGTCGACTTCGGCCTAACGTCCGGCGTCCAACTCACGACCGGGGCGTCGATCGCGCACGGCGCGCTCGGCAACCTGTCGTCCGTCGACAACGCAGCGTCGAGCGCTAGCGGCGGCGCTGGTCTGCTCCACGTCCCGACCAACACGGTGAACGGGAACACGACCATCAAGATCCAGCACTCCGCCGACAACGCATCGTTCGCTGACCTCATCAGCTTCACCGCCGTCGGCTCAAGCGCCAAGACCTCACAACTGTCCGCCGTGACGGGCACCGTCAACCGTTACCTGCGCGTCACGGCGTCCACCGCAGGCTCATCCGGCAGCATCACCTTCATGGTGAGCTTCGCAAGGTTCTAAGGAGGAACCGACCATGCCAACATTCAGCACCGGTAAAGCGGCGTTCTTCTCGATCGACGACACCGGCGGATCAGTCCGGGACATCTCGAACGTCCTCAACAGCATTGACTTCCCTGAGACGACCGACACCGCAGAGGTGACGGCGTTCGGGGCGTCGTCCCGCAGCTACATCGTCTCTCTGGAGGACGCCACCATCTCGATCTCCGGGATGTACGACTCCACCGTCGACGGCTACCTCAAGGGCGGGGCCGAACCGACCAGCCGGTCGTTCGTTTACAAGCCCGGCGTTAGCTCCGGCGACGCCATCTATGCGGGCGAGTGCATCCTTACCAGCTACTCGCTCTCCAGCCCCGTCGGCGACGTCAACACGTTCTCCGCCGACTTCCAGGTCACCGGCACCGTCACCCGCACCACGACCTGATCGTGACGTCCACCCGGCACGCAACCTCCCCGGATAGCGTGCCGGGTGGATTACCCACGACAGGAGAACACCATGACCGACCTTCGATCCGCCATCCTTTCCGCCGCCGACACCCCGACCGACACCGTCGAGGTGCCGGAGTGGGGAGTGACCGTCGGGATCAAGTCCATGTCGGCGAAGTCACGGGCAGCCGTGATGGAGCTGGCGCAGCAGGGCGACGGGATCGACGCCAACAAGGTCCTCGGCATGTGGGCGCGCACCCTTCAGGGTTGCATCGTCGACCCCGAGACCGGCGACCCGATCTTCGAGCAGGACGACATGGAGGCGCTGATGGACAAGTCCGCCACCGTCATCGAGCGGTTGTGGACGATGTGCTTCGAGCGGTCCGGCATGACGGAGGACAAGGTCAACGAGGCGGGAAAAGACTCTTAGGCTTCGGGGCCGGTAACCCCGAACGCCGGTTCTACTTCCGCCTCGCACGCGACCTCGGCATGACAGTCGGCGAGCTACTCGCCCGCATGTCATCCGACGAACTCACCGAGTGGATTGCCCTCTACCGGATCGAACACTCCGAACGAGAACAAGCCGCCCAACGAGCGAAGGCTAGGAAGTAATGAGCGCAACGACCGTCGCTCGGATCAACACACTCGTCACCGCCAACACGACGCAGTTCCACGCTGCGATGGCGAAGGCTCAGACGAGGGCGGGCAAGTTCGCGGCCGCTGCCGGGGCCGCAGCGAAGGCAGCGTCTGGTCCGCTCACGATGGGCCTTCTCGCTGTCGGCGGTGCAGCCGTCAAGGCAGCCACGGACTTCGACGACTCGATGACGAAGATCGAGTCGCTGGTCGGCATCGCAGGGGCCGAAGTCGACGCCATGAAAGAGTCGGTCCGGGACCTCTCGGGCCGCACGGCGCAAGCCCCCGCCCAACTGGCCGACGCCATGTTCTTCATCCAGTCCGCCGGTCTCCGAGGCGCGACAGCGATGGAGACGCTCGAAGCGTCAGCGAGAGCCGCAGCGGTCGGCCTGGGCGACGTCACCGAGATCGCCGACCTCGCCACCTCCGCCCTAAACGCCTACGGCGAGGAGAACCTCTCAGCGGTCGACGCAACCGACGTCCTCACCGCCGCCGTTCGAGAGGGCAAACTCGAAGCGTCCGAGCTAGCCGGTTCGATGGGCCGAGTCCTCCCGATCGCTTCAGCGATGGGGGTCCGGTTCGACGAGGTCGGCGCAGCGTTTGCCGCCCTGTCCCGCACCGGCACGAACGCCGCCGAGGCAGCGACCCAGGTGCGAGGCATCCTCTCCTCCCTCCTGCGGCCCACCGTGCAAGCCGAGGAAGCCCTCACCGGGATGGGTCTCTCGTCCGAGGGGCTACGGCGACAGATTCAGGACGAGGGCCTCCTGGCGACGCTTCAGACGCTCGCTGAGGAGTTCGACGGGAACGCCGCCGCATCGGCATCGGTGTTCGGCAACATCCGAGCGCTGTCGGGCGTCATGGACCTCATGGGCGAGAACGTTGCGACGACCGAGGCGATCTTCGCAAACATGACCGACACGACCGGCACGCTCGACGACGCGTTCGCTGTCGTGTCTGATACGGCCGGGTTCAAGTTCCGCCAAGCGCTCGCCGACATCCAGGAAGCCCTCGTCGGGATCGGAGAACGGGCCATCCCGATCGTCATGACGATGATGGAAGGCGTTCGCTCAATGGTCGGCGCATTCCAGGCGCTTCCCACGCCCGTCAAACTGGCAGCCGCCGCCGTTGCTGCGTTCGTCGTGGCATCCGGCCCGATCGGTCAGATCGCGCTCGCTGTCGGCGGCCTGTTGTACGTCTTCGGGCAACTTGGCGAAGAATCCCGCAGGGCAGCAGAACGGCAGAAAGACCTGACGGCTGAGTTCGTCGCTGCCGGTGATCCCGCAAACACCATGATCTCTCAGATGCAGGAGATGGCTAACGCTATCGAGGACGTCGGTGAGAGCGCTGATGACGCCACCGACCCGGTCGCAGACTTCGTCGGGTCGAACGTCGCCCTGGGCATGGCCCTCGATAACGAGACGCTTCCGATGTTCGATGAACTGGGGATCTCGATGAACGACGTGGCGGACGCAGCCAAGAACGGCACCGACGCGTTCCAGGGCTTGCAACGGATGGGCAACCGAACGTCGATCGCAGTCCGGGACCTGGATTCTGAGTTCGGCGACCTCAACTCATCCGGCAAGGCCGTCGCTACGTCTCTCATGGACGCATTCAACGCCGGAGACATCACCCGGTCTGAGTTCGTGGCGATGCTCGACGTGGTCGACGAACTGGCCGACGCGTTCGACGACAACCGGGAAGAAGTTGAAAAGCAGGCGGAAGAGTTCGTCAAGTCCGCCGACGCAGTCAAGCTACTCAACAACGCGAACCTCGATGCCGAGAAGATCCTGGGCGACCTAACAGCTTCGGGTAAGTCGTTTACCGAGCAAGCCGAGGAGATTCACCGGATGGTCGTGTCGATTGCTGAAGCCCAGGCAGATTCGAGCATCGAAGCGAAGCGGGCCGCTGGGCAGCTCGGTCTCCTCGGGCGAGAGATGGAGAATACGGAGGGGCCGATCCAAGACGTGGCCGAAGCGTTCGAGGACGCAGCAGAGGAGACCAAGTCGTTCGAGGACGCGTTCCGTGACCTTGTCGCAACGATCACGGGGCCGGGTGACGCGCTGAACGACGCTCAGCTTCTGATCTTGGACGTGAACGAAGTGATCGCCGAACTGGCCGATATGACGCTCCCCGACGCACGGCAGGAGTTCAGTACGTTCGCGCAGGACGCAGCCGCCAACCTCGGCGCGCTTGTCGATCAAGGCATGGAACTCGGCGGCCCCGAGCTGCTGTTCCATGCCAACGTCTTCCTCGACAAACTCGGCGAGATCAACGAAGCCGCACAACGACCAATCTCAGAGTTCCTCGATGTGCTGCACCTTTTCGAGCAGATTGCCGGGGTCCGTATCGAAGTGCCGGTACGGCTCAACATGATCGCTTCGCAGATGGGCCTCGGAACCGCCGACGATCCGTTTACAGGCGGGGACCTGGCGAACCAGATCGGCCAGATTGACTTCGGTGCGTTCGCTGGTGCCACGGGCGGGATCGTGACCCGACCCACCCGGGCGCTGATCGGCGAAGCAGGACCCGAAGCTGTCGTTCCGTTGTCGAGCGCTCCAGGCGCGTCACCACTTCCAGCAGGGGGCCTCGGAGGCGGCACCGTGAACGTCACCGTCAACATGCCCCCAGGAGCGAACGGGAACGAC